AAGTAATGTAATTTATTATAGTTTATTTAATTTTAATAATTCAACATTAGGATTACCACCTTCACAATATAATTATACATTATATGAAACATCTGTTGCTAATGATTTAACAACAATGTTAGATGTGGTTCATAATGGATTACTAACAATATCAGCAACATATACACCACCAATAACATATAACTCAAATGATGGATTAACATTTTCAAGTTATACAAATTTAAATAGATAAAATTATGGAAGATAAAAACAATAAATTTAAAGTTAGATTAATAAACCACCAAATGAGTGGTGATGTTCCTCAATATTCTGAAAAGGTTAATAAAACAAAAGGTTTAGTTAGCTACGGAGATGACAACTTATATCCTGATTTTCTATTAGGTTTATTAGCAAGATCATCAACACATAGAGCAATTGTTAAAACAAAATCACAATTAATCGGTGGTAATGGAATTAATAAACAAGGATTAAGTAATGAAGCTTTAAAGTTTATATCAAATCCTTGGAATGAATATGATTTAGAAGAGATAGTTGCTAGAATATCTTTAGATTTAGAAATTTATGGAGCATTTGCTTTAAATATTATATGGACTAAAGATAGAACAAGAATAGCGGAGATTAATTATATCAATCCACAAACTTTAAGAATCAAAGAACCAGATCCAGATTCCCCAACCACACAAGAATATATTATAAATAAAAACTGGAAGAAATATGAAGTTAAAAATTCAGTTGTTTATCCTGGTTTTTCAAGAGTTAATATTAAAAATCCTTCACAAATACTTTATGTTAAAGAATATCAAGCTGGTAGATACTTTTATGGAGAACCAAGTTATGTTAGTAATGTAAAATCAATTATGTGTGATTATTCTATTGCTAATTATCATTACAATAATATTGAAAATGGGTTCGCTTTATCAACTTTAATTAATTTTGTTGGAAATGTTCCTATTGATGAAGAAATTGATATGGAATTAGCTAGATTAGATCAACAATTTAGAGGATCAAATAATGCTGGAGGACCAATGGTTACTTTCTCTCAAACAAAAGATGAAGCACCTATCGTTACAGTAATGGATAGTCAAAAGAATGGTGAAAATTTTATTAAATTAGATGAAACTATTGTTAGTAAAATAATGACAGCACACCAAGTTGTTAGCCCTAATTTATTTGGTATCCCAACACCTGGTGCTTTATCATCTAAGAATGAAATGATTCAAGCAATGAAGCTTTTACAAGCACAATATATTACACCTAAGCAAAACTTAATCGAAAAAACATTAAATAGATTAGCTAGAATAAATGGAATAACAGAAAATATTACATTATCAAAATATGAATTAGATGTCGAAGTTGATGTGTCAATAGCAGATTTATTATCAGTTTTAACAGCTAATATAACACCCGCACAAAAGATGGCTGTTTTAGTGGCAGCTGGTTATTCAGAAGATGAAGCAAAATCTATTGTTGGGGATGGTAAAGAACCTGAACCAACAGCTCCATTAACACCACCAGCACCTGATAAAAAGGCTGTTAAGGTTGCTCAAAGAGAAGCATTCTTAAAGTTTAGAGATCAGGAAAGAGATGAAGTTGAAAAGATTAGACAAAAATTAAATAAAGAGATATGATAGCTCCATTAATAACTCCAGAATATATGTATATCTGGACAACCATAGATAAAAATATAGATCCAACTATTATTAATGCTAATATTATGATAGCACAAGATGTTCATATTCAATCCATTTTAGGAGAGAATTTATATCAAAAAATAATGGGTGATGTTATATCAGGATTTATTAATAATCCAACGGATTCAGCTTATCAAAATTTATTAAATAATTATATTCAAATAGCACTTGCTCATTTCACACACTATGAAATGATGATGGATGTTAGAACAAGAGAAACGAATAAAGGAGTTTTAGAAAAGACTACACCAAGTAATATTTCAAATCCTGCTTCTGATAGTGAATTTAATAATAAAGTTAATCATATATTTACAAGAGCTAACTTTTATAATCAAAGGATTAGAGAACAGATTATTAATAACACTAATCTTTATCCAGAATATTTTAGTCAAATCGGTATAGAAAGAATAGTTCCAAAGAGAACCACATATTTCAGTGGAGTTGCTTATAGAAGCACACCATTGAGAGGTTATGATAGAAATAAATGCTGCGGCGGACCTACTGGATATAATGTAAATGTATAATTATGAAAGATAAACAAATTACTATTAAACCACAAGTTAAGAAAATGGATAAATTAATTAAATTCGTTAGTGAAAATTATCCAAGTTTATTAAAAGAAGTGGAGAAAAAACTAATTAAGAAATGAGACATTTACTATCAATTCTTCACGAACACCACCATTCTATCGGTGCGGTAATCACAGCTAACTTCGCGGCATTTACAATATATATGACAGGTATAAATGAAATTCTATCAGGAATATCATTATTAGCTGCTATATCATTTACAATATATAAATTCGTAATGGAATTTAAAAAGAATAAAAATATATAAAACAAAATATGATTAATTATAATAATGGTTATCTAACTTTAAGTACATTATCTTCATCAACATATTCAATAGTTGTTGCTAACTCAGCTGGAACGCTAGGTACATATAGTTTATCAAGTTTAAACACATATGTTCCATATGTTGGCGCGGATGCTCAAGTTAATTTGGGAACATATAGTTTAATTTCACCAACTGTTTATGGTGGAAGTGGAACTGGTTCTACTTTAACATTGAATTCAACATCAAACAATACTGGAACAGCTTCAGGTTCAATTATATTTATGATCGGAACAAATAGTATTGGTTATTTAGATAATTCTACATATAATGTATCATTTGGTATATCATCTATCAAAACATCTGGAACGATGAGTGGTCAATATAATATAGGTATTGGTATCAATTCGTTAAATTCAAATCTTAACGGTTCTAATAATATCGCTATTGGTCAAGGTGCTTTAAAAGTATTTGCACCAAATAGTGGTGGTTCAAATATTGCTATTGGAGCAAATGCATTAGCATCTTGGGCACAATCAATTTCAAATGGCAATACATCAGGTGCTGTTGCTATTGGATATAACTCACAAGCAAATGCTAACTCTTCTATTGCTAATACTTCTGTTGGTTATAACTGTATGGCTTCATTAACAAATGGTCAATTAAATGCCGCTTTTGGTAGAGGTTCTATGCAAAACTACAATGCAGCTTATGGATCTGCATTTGGAGCAGGTTCATTATCAGCCGCTGCTGGTAACTGGAACTCAGCATTTGGTTATAATTCTGGTGCTAATACAACAGGATCAGGTAATAGTTTCTTTGGTGCACAAACTGGTGGTTATAATATAAGTGGTAATTGTAATACATTTATAGGATCTTCTCAATATGGAGTTAATTCGTATAATACTAGTGGATCAAATAATACAACTCTTGGATATGGAGCTGATATAGGAACTGCTTCTGGACCAGCATATAACAATTCAATTGCTATTGGTGCCTACGCATATGTTTGGGGAAATAATTTAGCTGCTATTGGTGCTACATCAACTCCGGTCAGATTAGGTATAAATATGGCAACTGCTTCAGCATATCTTAATTTACCTGCTGGTTTAACAGCTGCTGGGTTTGCTCCTTTGAAATTCCAAGGTGGTAATTTATTAACAACTACCGAAGCTGGGTCAGTTGAGTTTGATGGAACACATTTATATTTTACGGCTACTGCATCAGGAAATAGATATCAATTGGATAATCAATCACAATCACCCGTGGCTTTTGGTGAAGTATATGTTCAAAATTCATCAGTGATAACAGGTAATGGATCAAACGGAACATTCTTAACAGCTCAAACAAATGGAAGTGGATCGCAAGTTAATTGGTGGTTTAGATTAACTGGGACGGTTTCAGGTGGTTTAGTAAATAATTTTATAGCTGGTACAAGTAGTGCTAAATTAACATATAATGGAAGTAATGTTGGTTATTTTGAATTATCATCTACATTTGACTGGCAAACTAGTGGGGTTCAGGGAGCAGCATTTGCTTTGGTTAAGAATGGACCAACTGGTGGAACATTATCTTCATTCACTGCTTCACAAATTATACAAAGTAGTATAATTACATACAATCAAAATTCATCAACTAATGAAAGTATAGCAACTTCACTACAAGCATTTGCTACAATGAGTTCAACCGATTATGTTGAGTTATGGACTAATATGCCGACAAGTGGTGTGGTTAATATGTATATGTACCAGGCTAATTTAAGAGCAAAAAATTTATAAAAAATAATAAAAACAAAATGATAAATGTAAATTTAGGAGTAACCGCATCAATTGTAATTGTAAATCAAGTAACAATTGATACAAATTGCGTAGAAAAATTCACTACAAATGATGATGGATCAAGTGTTATATGTTTTGTAGGTATAGTGGATCCAAATAATGGAACTCAAAACCTACAAAACATAACTTTATGGGATGCTAATTCAACACCAACCTATACTCAAATTGGTAATTGGATCGATAGTGATGTAGATAACAGATTAATACAATTATTAACACAAACAAACTAAAAAAATAAATATAAATTATGAAACTAACAGCACCTTTAAACATTATAACTAGACCAGCACAATCAATAACAACTGATACTATTATTATAAATAGTTTAGTTGATAATGGTCAAAACGTTGTAGCTAATATTTCCCTTCCTAGTGATAATAATCCAGTTATAAATAGAATTTCATTAACTTTATGGGATGCTAACTCAACACCAACCTATACAACAATTGGAGATTGGACCCAACACCAAGCAGAAGATCAAATAGCTTCTTTAATTGGTGGAACTATATCTGTTTATTAAAAGACTTCTTATCAATGAATATATAGTAGAGTTTTTATGAATAAACTAAAAGAATTTTTATATAGAAGTTATATCAACTTTCATTCTCCTACACCAAAAATTTGGAGAAAAATAGGTAATTCAATTGCGGGAATAGGAGCTTCAATTACAAGTATAGCATTATATCAAAATAATCATTTGATGCTTACAATAGCTGCTATATGCACAATTGTTGGACCATTTTTATGTAATTTTTTTACAGAAGATAATCAAAATAATCCTTAAAAATTAACATAATAGGACGAAAGAAAAAAGTTAAACCACCATCTTATGTCAGGGATGGTGGTTTAACTTTTTACAAAAAAAATCAAATTATATTCACAAATCTTTAACTTATATTCAAAAATTTAAAAAAGTTTATTTTAACACCCTTTAAATTTTAATAATTTTAAGGGTTTTTATTTTTTATTGTTTTTTTACTTAATATATAAAAATAAAAATCACAAATGACACAACAAGAAAAGTTTATAGAAGCAGCTAAAAAGGAAAGATTTTGTTTAAAATATTTACTTCCTTTAATTAAGAGTGATAAATATGAATGGTTACAAATCGTTACACCAATAGATGGTAAAGATTATTATGATGTTTTATTAATGGCAATGGATAAAGAAACTAAATCAATAGTTAAAAGATTTATAGTTGAAGTTAAGGTTAGACAAAAGATATATGAAGATTATATAATGGAAGTTAAGAAAATTAAAGATATAAAATCTATTATGGTTGATCCAGATGCTACTATTTTATATATTTCAGTTACCCCAGAAGGTACTTTTTTATATAATGTAAATGAATTAGAATCTAAAAATCTATTAGAAGTGGGTACTTTACATTGTAATAAATCAACTATGAAATCAACATATGATAAAGTTGATAAAGATGTTTATAATTTAAAGAAAGAATGGGCTGTTAAGAAATTTGATTTTGTTTTTAACAACTTGGAATATTTAAACGATATAAAAGATATAGAAAAATTAGATAAAATTGAAAAAAATAAAATAGACCTATATAATATTCTAGGATTTAAGAAAAGATAATATGAAAAAGACAAGTTATATAACTAAAAAAGTTAGAGAAGAACAACTACAATTAATGAAAATTCTAATTGTTAAATGGAAACATAATCTATTTTCAGCAATAGATTCGTATAGATTATGTGATTTATATTATGAAGTATGTCCTTCCTATATACTGGATGAATTAAAACCTAAAGATCAAATAGTTTTTATGATAGAAACATTTAAATATTATGTTGATAATGGACCAGTTGATATAACTAATAATGAATTTATTACATATTATTCTAGAAATATGGAAAGACAAAAGGAATATGGAAGACAATATAGAGCTAGAAATAAAGAAAAACATAGAGAATATGGAGTAAAATATAGAGAAAAGAATAGAGAAATTCTAAGAGAAAAAGGAAAAATAAGAAGAAATTATGGCTCAAATAACTAATGGAACAATAGAAAGAGGATTTAAAGTTGTTATAGATGGTATAACATTTGATATTTTAGATGTTTTAAATAATAATATGGTTGATTTTCAATCAATTCAAAATCAAATAAATGAATTAAAGAACTCTGTTATAATTAAACAGGTTGATAAATATGTTTATATTGATAAAAAACAACCAGAAATAAAGAAACNGGTTAATCCATATGANGGTAAAAGATATAAAGATGAACCNGANAATAAAAGGAAATATCATTCTAAATATCAAACATCCCAACACTTTAAACCAATAACTTTAACTGAAAGTATATTATATATTAAATATAATGGTGGTAAGACAATAACTTTATATGGGGTTAATGATCCTTTATCAAGACAAAGTGGTTTAAAATCAACCGGAACTATTTATTATGATAATTTAAAAGGTGATAATAAAAAAAAAGTAGATTTATTTTTAAATAATTTAGGTGTCACCCTTTAAATTTTAATAATTTTAAGGATATGTATAAAAACCATATTTTTTTATTAATATATACTATATAAAAAAGAATTAAAAAATATGAAAAAGAAAATCGTTAAAGCTATATTGTGGTTAAATTTAGATTATGCTGAAAATAAATCAACTATTGATAATCTAATAAAAATATATTTGAAAAGATGATCAATAAACTTATAAAAATTGTTAATTGTGATATATCAACCATTCCAGATTTCATTGATGGTAAAAACGAAAACCATTTAATGGTATGGAGACATATTCAAAATGTTGTTAATATATTTAAATTTTTAATAACTAATCAAATCCTAACACAATATAAATTGAAAAAATATAATGATATGGTTGAAGAGTTAATCCTTTCAATGCTTGAATGGACAGATGATGAAATATTAGAAATTGAAATATCAGCCCATTTTTTAATATTATTAATATCATATCAAGAAAAAGCTGTTGAATATGAGGAATATGAAGTAGCACAAAATATTAAAAACTTCTTAAAAACATATCAAATAGTTAATGAATAAAAATGAAATCGTTGAAAATATTTATAATGACGCATCCATTAACAAGTACATTAATCATATGTCGTATAAAAATGGTAAAGCTAATAAAGATGAATTAAAACAACATTTTATAGAAATCATTTTAAATAAAAATGATGATTGGTTTATATCCAGATCCGAACCAACCTTTATGACTGCTAGTTGTATATCTATTATACGATTCCAACTGATAGATAAAGATAGTAGTTTTTGGAAAGATAATAAAATTAAAGAAAATTTCACAGACTTTTCATCACTTGAAATAATTGAAGAAGAGTATGGAAATAAACACTTAGATATTTTTGGTGATTTTATAGATGATTGCGTTTTAACTAAAATAAAAGTGGATCATTATATACAGTTTAAGTTATATTATTATTATGATTTAAATCTTAGAGAAATAGCTGAAGCAACTGGTGTTCATTACATAACTATATTTAAACATATTGAAAAAGTCAGAGAAAAAATAAAAGAAAGTATAAAAAATAAACAAATAAAATGATAGAAACAATTTTAACAATAGGTAAATGTTTATTATTAAGTAAAGTAATATCTAACTTTTCACCTATTCAATTACTATTATCTTTAATCCCTAACACTCTATTTAAAAATCAATTAATAGATAGATTATATTCTTTATTCATTAGTTTAGTTAAAGAACTATTCCATTGTTTTTTATGTTGTTCATTTTGGACCACTTTAATATACACTGGTAATATATTTATGGCTAGTGGAAGTTATTTTATATCACTATGGTACAATAGATTCATCAGTAAATATGAAATTGAATTATTTCAACCAATAAATAATAAAAAGAAATGAAACAAGTAAGTATAATAGAAGATAATAACTTCATTGAAGGAACAAGATATTTCCTGGATGGATCACAAGGTTTAAGAATTAAAGATAATTTTATCGTTGAAAATCCATCAACAGGTGAATTATATGCTGTTAATAAAGCAGTTACTTTTCATTCTAATAAAAAGACTTTCATTAAAGTGGATGGAATATGGTATGAATCTGATGGTTTAATTATCAGTGATGTTAATTATATATCGTTTATGAGAGATAAAAAATTAAAAGAATTAGGAATATGAAATATACACTAGAAGATTATGAAACTATACAACAACTAGCTAAGATTATTAATCCAAATAATCAACAGATTAATAAAATATATGAACTTTATAAATTATATATTAATCCAAATGCTAGATATCCAGTTTTATCTAACTGTGGCTGTGGATTTGGTATATCAGATTACTGGAGAGCAATTATTAACCACGCTAATAATAATAAAGATAAATTTAAAAATGAAGTAATTGAGGAAGTTGTTAATGTTGTTGCTAAAAAATCAAATAAAAAGAATAATATTAAATAATATGATAACAAAAGATAAATTATCTAAAATAAATTTTAATTCTAATAAAATAAATAAAAAAACCTATAAAGATATTAAGAAACAACTAATCGTTTTATTTATTGATTTAAAACCTTCTGGAAGAGACTTCTTCTTAAATGAATATTATTTCACCCCAGGATTTTTAAGAATCTTAAAATCAAAATTAGAGGGTTTAAAAGGGTGTGAATGTAGTAAGAAGCATCCAGAATCATTTATTGATATTATAAAAGGAATTACTTTAAGTAATCAATATAAAAATGATTATGTAAAAGTAATTAAAAGAATATTCAGTGAAAGATTTATAAAAAATAATGATTTGTTAAATGGAAAATGAAGAACAATGGAAAGCATTACTAAACTATAAAGGTTATATTCCAAAAGGTTATGCTGAAGAATTTATAGGTAAATTAAAACTAGGTTTTATATTCACTGGTTATCCCATTGAAGTTATTAAAGATGGTAAATTATATAAATTTAACCACCTTGGACCAATTTATGAATAATTATTTTCTAAGGGGAGACAAATATTTAATATATATAATATGGAAGCAATGAATGGAAATGAATTTTTAAAGAAATGTTTATATAGAAACTGTGATAATATAATATCGGATGATAAAAGATCCAATAGTAAATATTGTTGCCGTGCCTGTAAAGATAATGAAAAGATTTATGTTAAAAGACATAAAAGAATGATAGAAAAATCATTCAATAAACAAAATGAACTTGTTAAGTTAGTAAAAATAATTAAAAATAATTTATAACAAATACTAAAAAACACACCTTTTTTGGTATATTGAAAAAAAATGGATTTTAAAAGTTTAATATATAGATTATATGTTTATGAGTTTAGATTTAAAATTCATCCGGGTTCCATAGGCTTGATCACCTATGGTTCCTCTCCCGGTAAATAAAGAGGATATAAAATAAAAGAGGATATATGAAACAGAACCCTAAATCAATTTTAGAGAATATTAAATTATCAATTGATAATATTGAATGGTCAAGTCAAACAAAGAAAGATAAAGCTATTTCTTTATGTATAATTATTTATAATAATTTCATACAACAAGGTGGAGACTTTAATAATTTCATTTCATTAAGTAATAGTTATTTTAGAAAAGTAATAGGTAATTCAAATTATGCCTATGAAATAGTTAATAATTTAATTTCTAATTCTATTTTAGAAACTAATAATTCTTATTCTAAGAAGAAGAATATATCCAAAGGTTATAGATTTTCCAAATTAATAATATTTGACCATTTAACTCTTACTATATTTGTTGCCTCAATTGCGAATAAAGGGTTTCAGAGGGGTAATTTTGAGGATGATTTTTATTCTGCCTCAATGTTGCCTCAGGATGATTTTTATTCTGCCTCAATGTTGCCTCAGGATGATTTTTATTCTGCCTCAATGTTGCCTCAATGTTGCCTCAATATAAATAAACAACTTAATAGATTAACTTTCATTCCAGAAGTAAAAGATGTTATTAATAATTTTAAAGTTAAGAGAGAAGATATTCAAGTTGATAATGAAATAAAAGATGAATTTGTATCAGTATCATTTGAAAATGGAATATATAGATATAGTTTAGATAAAGCTTTATTACAAGCAAAAGAACAAAATCTTAATTTAATAAAATTTAATGATAAATGTTATATGGATACTATTGAAGGATTTATTAATAGAAAATCATTTGATCTTAAAAGAGTATATAATCATTCTATATTTGATATAGAAAATAAAATATTTAGAGTTAGTAGAAATGAAACTAATAATAGATTAGATTATAATTTAACAAATACTTGGAGTGAATTATTAACATATTTAAGATTTGATAATGAAGAATTAGTTGAACTAGATATATCAAATGCCCAATTTTCTATACTATCCTTTATAAATAAAGATTTAGATGAAGATTTTATTAAACATACACAAGAAGGAACACTTTATAATTTTTTATCAAATAAACTTAATATAACAGAAAAAGAAGCAAAGCTTTTAATGTTTAGAGTTGCTTTTGATAAAGTAAAACAAGATCAAGATTCTATAAGAAATATATTTCCTAAGACAATGGAGTTTATAGATAAATTTAAAGGTGATAATGGTTATAAATTATTTAGTAATCTATTACAAAGAACAGAAAGTTTAATAATGATTGATGGATTATTAAATCATTTGTTTAATAAAGGATTTGAAGTTTTCCCTATACACGACGCAATGAGAGTTAAGAAATCACAAGTTGATTTAATTAGAAATGAAATTATAATATATTTTAATAGTATAGATTTTAAATGTAATGTTAGAATAAAATCAAATGATATGAAATTAGTAATAACAGATGAAGAAGATATATGGGATAACTGGCAACCTAAATCAAAATATATTGAAAAGGATGAAATAATAGATAAAGATTATGGTGATGGAATTGAAATAATAGGAATTATAGAAAATATAGAATAAAAATTAAAGGGGAGACAAAATAATTAATATATACTATACAAAAAATAAATTAATTATATGAGCTTAAATAATAAAACAGAAATTGAAATGATATTATCACATACTTGGGATTATAAAGATTTATTGGAAATGGTTCAAGAGATATATCCCGATGAACAATTACATATGAATATTAATAGAAGAGGAGAAGAATATATATATTTCGTATCACAACCTAATATAGAAGGAAATCCTTTAATAACTAAATTTTTAGTAAAACAATTGAAAAGAGAAAAAATCCTAAAAGATTTAGGAATATAAAATTATACATTAAATGAAAAAAAAACATCAAAAATCTATTATATAATAGATGCGCTACCGCACAAAATGATGTTATTTAGAATCATTCTAAAAAAGTATATACAAAATATGAGATTACACGATAAAAAAGACTTGATTAATAAAATGGTTAATCATAGATTAAAAGATAGTTGGAGTACAAAGACTATGTTAGATTATTTGATGAATAATCCGAATGGGCCAAAGTATAAAGAAAGAGCAGCCTATCAAATAGTTGAAGAGACTGGTAAATATATTGCTGAATTATCAAGAAATCATCATATCGGAGCATTAGAAAAGACTATAACTGAAATGGAATCGATGTATGAATCGGCTAAGAGTGATAAAAGATTACAATTAGAGATTAAGAAAGAGATTAATAAACTAAAAGGATTATATCAAACGAATATAAATCTATCGGGATCGATAGACACAACTATAACAACTATAAAATTAGTTAAAGTTATAAAAAATGATGAACAAGATGGAACTTCAAATTGAACACACACCAGTTTTCGAAAAGAATTTACAAGCATATGAAGATCCAGCAATTAGATTTATAATTAATCAAGGTGGATCTCGTTCATCTAAATCATATTCTATTTTACAATTGATAATAGTTTTATGTTTAACTAAGAAGCAATCAGTATCGGTGGTTAGAAAGACATTTCCAACTTTAAGAACATCTATTATGAGGGATTTTTTTGAGATATTAAAAGAGTTAAATTTATATAATGAGAATAATCATAATATGACAGAGCATCTTTATACTTTTAAAAATGGATCAACGGTTGAGTTTTTCGCAACGGTTGAAGATCAAAAGTTAAGAGGTAAAAAAAGGAATATATTATTTTGTAATGAGGCTAATGAAATAGAGCACGGTGAGTTTATACAACTAGCAATGAGAACAACTGGAAAGATTTTCATTGACTTTAATCCGAGTGATACGGAACATTGGATATATGATTTAATAAATAAAGATCCAAAATCGATTTTAATTAAATCAACATATAAAGATAACACATTTCTTCCAAAAGAACAGGTTGATTATATTGAAAATTTAATTAATGTGGATGAGAATTATTATAAAATATATACATTAGGTGAGCCACCAACAGCAACAAGTCGTATATATTCACACTTTAAGATGTACTCTGAGTTACCTGAAAAGATAGTTGATGTTGTTTATGGATTGGACTTCGGATATAATCACCCCACAGTACTCGTTAAAACCTCTTTATGTGAGGATGGAAGGGTTTTTGTTGATGAAATGATATATGAATCCAAATTAATAATAAGTGAGGTTATATCGAAAATAAAGAGTGTTGTTGAACCGAATAGAATAGTTTTTTGTGATAGTGCTAGACCGGAAATTATAGATGAATTAAGAAGGAATCATATACAAGCTAGATCATCTGATAAAAATGTAAAGGCTGGAATAGATACTGTTAAATCTAAACAGATTTTTATGAATGTGAATGCTACTAATCTATGGAGAGAATATAAATTATATAGTTGGAAGACAGATAAAGATAGGATTTTAGAGGAACCAGTTAAATTAAATGATGATGGAATGGATGCTTTAAGATATAGCATCCATTCTTTAAAGAAGCCAGCATATAATAAAACAGCGGTTGGAGTATATAAATTAAAATTCAGATGAAAAAAAAATAAACAAAATCTATTATATAATATGGAATATAATTTTTCGAATAGAACAATAACTTTACCCGATAGTTGGGATGATATTACTTTTAATCAATATTTAGAGTATATCAAATTGGTTGTAATGACTGATAAAATAGATTTAAATAATTTACAAGACCAATTAAAAGTTTTTAAGTTGGTTGAGATATTTGCTAACTTAACAGAAGAAGAGTTAGATGATTTACTTGTTAGTGAGTTCGATCAACTAGCAGCACCATTAGCTGAAATGATTAAAAACCAAGTTAAATTTACAAATATCCCTAAACATTTTGAAATAGATGGGGTTAATTATGTTGTGAGAGATTTAACAGAGATTAAAAAGATTAGTAATGGTGAATATATTTCCATTCAGTCGTTGAAAGATATGGGATTAACCCAAACAGATTTTATATTAAAGGCTGTTGCTATATTGGTTAGACCAGGTAAATTAGTTATAGATGAAGAAACAAAAGAAGAGAAATGGGTTATAGATAAATTCCAAAGAAGAGACTTGGATAATTTAAATTGGAGAGCTAATTTATTTAAAGAGAAAGGTAAAGCAAAGGATTTAGTTCCAGTTTTAGATTTTTTTTTGACTATGAAAGACTAATCCATATTCAATATGAAGATATGTACTCTAAAACGGATCAAAATATACAAGATGATAATATAATGGGAATAAAGATAGCAGATAATATGAAATGGATATCAATGATAGATCAATTGACAGGGGGAGACATAACTAAAGATGTTCAAATATATGAATTATCATTTACAGAAACAATGAATAGATTATCCTTTTGGCGTCAAAGGGATCAAGTTTATAAAAATAGAAATAAAATATGATAAACGGGACACCACCATATATAAGTATATCCACTTTTAATCAAATTTTTCAGTCGTTCGCGACAAGGCATCCAATGATAAACTCCTATTATTTTGGAAGTCAGTGGAATTTTGGAGCAACAAGCTCTCCTGTTTATCCATATCTTGCTGTCCAACCTAGTAGAGTAGTTAAATATTTAGGTGGGCAGCAAGGATATTTTGGAAAGCATATTCAATTCGATATTTATGTAATGGATAAATTAAATAAATCAGATGAGAATTATGTTGATGCTTTATCAGACTGTGGATATATTACAGATAATTTAATCGGTGAGATAATGAGTTCAACCTTTTATTATAATAATGTTTTAACGATTAAAGATATAAAATCAGATCCAGTTTGGGAAGGAACGGTAGATAATTCTAATGGTTGGAAGACAGTTATTACTTTTGAAGTAACACAACCATTCACACCTTGTAATTCCCCACAAACACCATTAAACTAATATGAAAACAAGAGAATTTAAATTTAAACCACAAGTTGTTAGAAGTATAAATATACAAAGAGATAACTTCACACCCGAGTGCCACGATAATTGTCAATGTGAAGTTATAGATGGTGAATGGGTTTTTGGTGAGAGTGCTTCAGGTACCTGTGATTATTGTAGAGAACAAGCAGAAATATATAGATCGGGTTCATATAGGAAAGAATTTAAGACTTTATCAAAAGTTGAATTTATATTTAAAAAACAAAAATAAAATATATGAAATTAAACATAGTTAATTATAATAAATTTGATAAAAAGTTAAAAGCAGCTGTTGTTGATAACATAGGTGGGGCATATATACCAGTTGCTTTAGCTCTTAAAGATCAATTTAGTAAAGTATATTATCATTCAGTGGTTCAAAATCCATTTCCAAAGATATCAACAAGTGTTATTGGAAAAGGATATGATGGAATAGAAGTTATAGATACTTTTTGGGATAAATTAGAATTATTTGATATAGTTATTTTCCCAGATATTTACTTTTCAGACTGGGGCCACGCTTTAAGAAAGATAGGAAAGTTAGTATGGGGTGGTTGCCAGTCAGAAGTTTTAGAAACAAATAGAAAATTATTTAAAGATGAATTAAAATCAGTAGGACTTCCAATAGCTAAGACACAATATATTAAAGGTGTTGATAATTTAAAGAAATATCTTCATAATAACTCGGATAAATATCTTAAAGTATCATTCTTTAGAGGTGAATTCGAAACAACCCACCATATTAATTATAATCATTCACAAGTTTTTTTAGATGAATTAGATTATACATCAGGTCCATTGGGTGATGAGTTAGATTTTATTGTTGAAGATCCAATTCCATCGATAGCTGAAATAGGAAGTGATGGATTTTCTGTTAATGGAATGATGCCAAAGAATTTTGTTTTAGGTTTAGAGGTTAAGAACTGTGGATTTGTTGGTAAAGCAATGGATATAGTTAATTCACCATCTCCAATAACAAATGTAAATAATAAATTCGAACCAGTTTTAAAGAAATATAATCACACTGGATTTTATTCCACAGAAGTTAGAATAGGTGAAGATGGAAATGATTATTATATTGATCCTTGTATGAGAGCTGGTAGCCCACCAAGTAATACATATTTAACAATGATTAGTAATTGGGGTGATATAATCACCCAAGGTGCTCAAGGTAAAATAGTTGAACCTATATTTAAATATAAATACGGATGTGAGATTATTTTGAAATCAAATATAGTTAATAAAAACTTCCTTCCACTTGTTTTTCCAGAGAAATATGAAAATAATATTAGATTAAAAGGATCATTCAAAAAGGATGGAAGATATTATATCATTCCATTTAAGAACACAGGGTTTGATATGGTAGAATTTGGATCTGTTGTTGTATGTGGTGATGATGTTAATTCGATTATGAATCAAGCATTAGAGATAGCCAATTCAATAGAAGGATATGAAGTAGATTATGATAAAACAGCTTTAAAAACAGCTTTGGAATATATAAATGACACAGAAGAAGCTTTAAAATTTAAATTTTAAGTATGGATGAAGAGCCTGTAATTAAAGAGACATATCCGAATCCAGAATATAAATACCCAACTTGCCCTGAATGTGATGAGATGATAGAGATTTGTATATGTGAAGATTAAAATAAAATTAAAATATGGATTTATTAAATACCGAAGCTGGATTAAATACTTTTATGGGTTTATTCATTGATGAATTAAAATCTAATTTAACTTCTTTGGGTAAAGAAGCGACTGGTGATTTAATAAATTCGTTATCATATACTATATCTCCGAGTAGTGATGGTTATAGTTTTGATATAGAATTGATAGCTGAACCATATTTAGATTATGTTGATAAAGGGAGAAGACCTGGAAAGTTTCCACCACCAACAGCTATAAAGAATTGGATAGAAGCTAAGGGATTAAATGTAAAGAATATAGACTCCGCAGCATATTTAATAGGAAGAAAGATAGCGAATGATGGGATTAAACCAACGGATGTAATCCAAATATCATTTGATACGGCTTGGGATAATTATAAAAGTGTTTTAGGTGAAGAAGTTATAAAAGATTTTGAAGCAATGATAGATGATATAAATAAAAAAATAAACAAATAAATATGATTACAACAATAACAACAACTCCTAATTATATATCACCGGTTAATGCTCCAATATGGTTTGGATTAACTAGCACCTATTCCATTTATTATGGATTTAATTATGTTGTTAATATAAATGTTTTACAACAAGGCACTAGTTCAAATGTTGTTTTAGATACATTTTCACCAGCATATTTACCACCTAATCCAAATGGAATAGGATTAATGAGCCCTTCAAGATATTTAAACACACAAATAACCCCATTATTAAACCCAGGTTTAATTGGTTTATCAACAGATGTTGGTGGATCTGTTAAATATAATATACAATATGGTGAAAGTTATAATCCAGGTTTATTATTTAGTGATACATATTATTCAAGTGGATATGTTGGTTTAGCTTTTAGTCAATCAAGTGGATTACAAGTGGGTGATTTAATAACAATAAATAAAATTAATAGTACAATAAATCCACAGTATAATGGTCAAACAAGTGTTGTATCAACCTTTACAGCTTCTAATCCAACTGGTCAATATATTGTTAAAACAACTATTCCTTGGGGTGTATCAAGTACTTTAGAAGGTGGTTATATAACTAATTTAGTTAGATTAGAAGGAACTAGTTCAACCTATTGGGCATATAATGGAACAAGACAATATAATCAAATTAACACAGATTTTACTTCATATCAATTAGGATCTGCTTCAGCTACTTTTTTAAGTGCTTGGGGATCAAATCCTAAACCTATATTTTTAAATCAATATGAAACGGCTGGTATATTATCGAATAGCGATTTAAATCCGATTACTTCTTTAATTGTAAATACATATGATATAAATAGTAATATTATTGGAACATATTCCATTTTAGGATTAACAGCACCAAGTGGATATAAAAAATTTGAAATAGGTGTTGGGACGGCTAATTTGGCTTCAGAAGGTGTTAATTTTACTAACGCATATGGTTATTATGTTTATCCATTGACAGCTTCGAATGTAAAAACTATATCATTAAATAGAAGTTTAGTACAATGTAATCCATCACCATATAATAATTTTCAATTAGCTTGGTTAAATAGATCTGGTTCATTTGATTATTATAATTTTAACTATAAAAATGTTAAAACGACTAATATAACAACAACACAATATAAACAAATCCTTCCGTATAATTATTCTGTTGGCGCTAGACAAGATACTATTTTATCACAATCAGCTCAAGAGAGTTGGTTTATATCAACAGGGTGGATAAATGAAACGGATGCTAGTAATTTAAATGAATTATTCACTTCAACAGATGTTTTTGTTATATCTGGAACTACATCATATCCAATAAATATAATAGATAAATCATATACGACTAAAACATACTTAAATGATAAATTAATCGAAGTTGATCTATCATTTAATTACGCACAAGATATAAACCTACAAAATCAATAATTAATATGGCTGGTAATAATAGTGTAAATACAAATAGATTAGAGTTATTAATAACAACAAGTGGTACATATTCGGTTGGTGCTACATATAGTGCTACATATTCAGTTGCTACTTGTATAACATACACTGAACCATCAACAAGATCTACTGGATATATAGTTAGTAATTTAATTACTAGTTATTATTCAGCTGTTGTTACAATTAATGGTATATCTACGACTTGGATTATTCCACCAATTGGGGTTAATCCATATTATAATTTATATGAGTTTATTATTAATAATTCGGCATATTCAGCTCTTGGATTATTTGGATCATATAATGGAAATTCATTTGAAATTGCTGGACTTCACGCTAATTTATCAGGTATGACTATTATTAATACCCAAGTTTTAACTTCATATTCTAATCAAGATTTACAATCAAGTTATTATTTAGATACATATGGTGATGATAATATATCTTTTGAATTATTAGTTCAAAATGTAAATGATTTAAGTTCATCTAATTCATCATATTCATATAATTTCAAATTACCAGGTACTAAGAATAACAGACAGTTAATGGGATTTATGGAGAATATAAATTCATTATCTAACTCTCCTAATCCAAATTTATCATTACCTATTACAGTTTTAATAGATAGTAATCCAATTTTGAAAGGAAGTTTATATGTTACTGATATATTAGTTAATGTAGATACAAATCAAATAGATTATAATGTTGTAATTATCAGTGGGTTAATGAATTTAATTCAAACTGTTGGTGATAATTATTTAACGGACTTAAATTGGAATGGATATAATCATATTTATAATATAACTTCCATTACACAATCTTGGAATAATAGTTGGGCACAAGGATATGTATATCCATTAATAGACAATGGTTATAACTGGACTTTGGGGGATATAACAGCTGGTAAAATCGGTACGACTTCATCTGGGACGGTTTCAATTTATAATAATGGGATTCCGGTTACTTCAACTGTTAGTAATATAAATATGTTCGCTCCTGCTACATATGTTAAAACTATTATTAATAATATAATTTCATCAGCTGGTTATCAATATACTTCTAATTTCTTTAACACACCACAATTTGAAAGTTTAATCATTCCATATAATAATGGTGATTTACAACAAAATGCGACTTTTAGTCAATATCATTCATTTCAAGCTGGTATGACACAATCGGTAACGATTAATAATATAATTTCATATGATTCGAAACAATTTGTTGCTGCTATTAATAATAATTATACAGCTCCTAATTTTGATACAGGTGGATTTTGGAACACAGGTTCATATAGTTATGTTAATAACACAGGAACATTATTTGGTCAGCAATTTACAGCTAATGTTTCATTACATCCTAATATATCATTTTTTGAATTTCAAGTTGGATTTTGGAGAAGTGGTGGAACATCAGTTGGATATATTCCGTTAATGAATAATTTAAATTATTATACTTTAACAACAAGCGCATATGCGGCACCAGCTACATATTCTCTTAATTTTACAACTATTTTATTGAATGGAACTGGTTTATCAGCTCCTATACAACCTGGTGAAAGTGTTCAATTAGTAATAACAGCTACAAATATATCAGCTTTTAGTTTATATGATGGAAGTTTCACATATATAGCATCGGTTTTTAACACACCAAGTAATCTCATAACTCAAAATATGACGATTAATTATAAATATATGCTTCCTAATCAAATTAAACAAAAGGATTTTTTATTATCTATAATTAAGATGTTCAATTTATATATTGAACCAGATAAAAATAATCCATATTTATTAAATATAGAACCAAGAGATCCATATACTTTGAATGGTCAATCATATGAAGGTTATTATGGAAGTGGAAATATAATAGACTGGTCAGGTAAAATTAATATAGATACTCCGGTTGATGAACAGATTTTATCAACAACACAAAATAAAACAACTTTATTAACCTATACAAAAGATAGTGATTATTATAATAATATTTATGAAAATCAATATAATCAAATATGGGGTCAATATAAATATATAATTAATTCAAATTTCATTCAAGGACAACAAAATTGGAGTGTTATATTCTCTCCAACTCCATTGGTGGCGGTGCCTGATACTGGTTCAGCCTATTCAACTTTAAGTGATGTGGTCATTCCAAAGATAGCTAAATTAAATAATAACACATTAGAGAGAACATCGTTTAATATTAGGATTTTATATTTTAATAAAATAAATCCACCATCAGGAGCTCAATTAGTTGTGAATGGTTTAGATATAAATAATAATTTTAAAGTTGGAACATTCAGTTTTTATCCATATGCTGGTAATTTTGACAATCCATATACACAATCATTTGATTTAAACTTCGGACAGTGTATAGGTCAATTCAATGGATTAACTTCTATAACAGATAATAATATATTTAACACATTTTGGTTGAATAATATGAATGAATTTAGTGATCCAAACGCTAGATTAATAACAGTAGAAGCATATTTAACCCCAGAGGATATATCTAATTTTAAATTTAATGATAATATATTTATTAATTTAAATGAACAAGGGGCACAATATTTTAAAGTTAGTAGAATATATAATTATGACCCAAGTAGAACCGTTACTTGTTCAATAGATTTAATAAAAACATATCAGATAGCTGTAACCCCAAGAAGTGTTGTTAATAATGACCCTTCACTTGGTCAAAGTAATAAACATATTACAGGTTATTTACAAACTTCCACAAATAATAATATTTATAGTGGTCACGCTATTGTTATTGGACCAGGGAATCAAACTTGGAACCAATATACACACGTTGTTGGTGCTGGTAATATAACTGGTGGTGAAAGAAATAATGTTTTTGGTCATTTTAATTCCATTGGTTCTGATTCTCATAATAATTTTGTAATCGGAAGTAATGTTCAAGTCGAACCTAATTTAAAAAATAATGTTGTTATTGGTTCCCCAAGCCCTGTTAGAGTAACTGGACAAATAATGATGGCTACAACTCCTGTTGGATATATTAATGATTTGGATGCGGGTAGTGATGATATATTAAATCCATTTCCACCAACAACTCCTATCAATGTAATTAACTCAGGTGTTGATATATTAAGAAATATCGGATCACAAACATTAATTCAAACATTTGACGGTGGAACTGATTTTGTTTTATGAAAAAAAAAGAAGGGAAATCTATTATATAATAGAAATAAAAATTAAAAAATATATATGCCAATAATTCCTGGTTATTCAAGACTACAACATCACGCTATAACTCCAACTGGTTATACTTTTTCAATCCCACCAAGTGAAGATCCAACAGATGGAAGTTGGAATCCAAATGGAACTCAATTAATGAATAGGGAAATCGGTGTTCAATTAACTGATAATTACGCCGTTATTAGAATAAATAATAATATAGAGACTTTATTATCAAGTAATATGGTTGGGAGTGGTTTAACTTTTTCGGGTAATGTTTTATCTTCATTAGGACCAACTCAATCAAATAATTTTCAATATATAGGAGCTACTTCAACAAGCCCATATATTACAGTTTCACCAAACACATTAACTCAATCGGGAACATTTAGTTTTTCATTTAATTTAAATGGTTTAACTTCATCACAAGTATGGAGCTATTCGAGTGGATCTAGTTCGGTTATATTAAATAATAACTCAGGTAACACAGCTAGTGGATTATATGGTGTTGCTGGTGGTGTAAAATCATATGCTGGAACATTCTCATTTACAGAAGGTTATCAAACAACAGCAATAAATGGATCACACGCAGAAGGTACTCAATCAACCGCTACTGATTATTCACACGCAGAAGGTGTTTCAACAACCTCTATAAGTTATTCACATACAGAAGGTCAAAATACATATGCTAATGGTTTATCACACGCAGAAGGATATGGCACAACATCAACCAATTGGGGACACACAGAGGGTGCTAATACAAGTGCCGACACATATTCACACGCAGAGGGAAATGGATCTATCTCATATAATTTTTCACACGCAGAAGGTAATAATACAAATGCTACAAATTATTCTCACGCAGAAGGTAATGGTTCATATGCTGATGATAGTTTCTATGGTTTAGGATCACACGCAGAAGGTGGAAATACAACAGCCACTGCTGGATCACACACAGAGGGTGCTAATACAAGTGCCGATGGTTACTCACACGCTGAAGGTCAAAATACAACCGCTACTAATTATTCCCATTCTGAAGGATTTTTAACAACAGCTAGTGGTTATTCACACGCCGAAGGTCAAGGTACAACAGCTGATGATAGTTTATATTTATTAGGATCACACGCAGAAGGTTATTATACAACAGCTTTATCCACTTCACACGCTGAAGGTCATAATACATATGCTGACATTATATCACACGCAGAAGGTTATTATACAACAGCTTTATCCACTTCACACGCTGAAGGTCTTAATACAACTGCTACTAATTTCTCTCATTCGGAAGGTTATCAAACAACATCAACATTTTATTCACACGCAGAAGGTTCATTTATATATGCTTTAACTCATTCACACGCTGAAGGTGTTAATACAACTGCTACAACCATATCACATTCGGAAGGTATAAATACAACTGCTAATAATCACTCTCATTCGGAAGGAATTCAAACAACTGCTAATGATAACTCTCATTCGGAAGGTAATTATACAATATCAAATTATGGATCACACGCAGAAGGATCTGGAAGTTATGCTGGAACATATTCACACGCTGAAGGTAATGTTACTTTAGCAACTAATTATTCTCACTCTGAAGGTTTAAATACAAGTGCTGATACATATTCTCATTCGGAAGGAATTCAAACAACATCAACATTTTATTCACACGCTGAAGGTACTTTAACAACAGCTAGTGGTTATTCTCACGCAGAAGGTACTCAATCCATTGCTACTAATTATTCCCATTCTGAAGGATTTTTAACAACAGCTAATAGTGTATCACACGCTGAAGGACAATCAACCTACGCTTTTAATTATTCACACGCAGAAGGTAATCAAACTTCCGCTACAAACTTATCACATACTGAAGGACAATCAACAAGTGCTAATGTTTATTCACACACTGAAGGGTATGCCACTTTAGCCAGTACATATTCACACGCAGAAGGTTTATATACAACAGCTACTAATTACTCTCATTCGGAAGGTAATTATACAACAGCAATAAAGTATTCACACGCTGGTGGTTTAACAACAGCAGCGACTGGAACATATTCATTCACACACGGAAGTTATCTAAACGCAACTGGTCAAAACACAACTATATTCGGAAGTAATATAAATGGTGGTGTTAATAACGCAGTTTATATGAATCAATTATATATAAACAATATAAATAATTCATCGATAGCTAGTAATGAAAGGATTTTTTCACAAGTTGGTGGAACAACAAGTAATAATAGTTTAACTTTATTAAATATTCCAGCACCAGCTTTAAATGGTTTAGTTTATGTTAAAACAACAACTATTGGATTTAGTTCGGGATATACACAATCATATTTCAATGATAGTTATTCTAACTTCTTTTATAGTGGTGGTTCATCATCTCTGATAGGAATGAGTTATTCAAATGTAAATACAAATATAGTTGGTAATTTACCAGCAGCAACCATATTAGCTGGAACAAATTCAAATTTATTTACAATAAATGTAAATGGAACTGGATTTGGTAATTTAATATGGACATCATCATATGAATATCAATTCGTAACAATATAAATAATTTAGAAATATGGCAGAAAATGATTTGAATATAAAAGTAGGGGTTGATAGTAGTGAGGTTAAACAGGCCGCCCAAGATGTTGAAAATCTTGGTGGTAAAGTAGAAGAACTTGGTGGTAGTGTTGAGAAAGGTGAAGCTAAAGTTGGTGGTTTAAGAAAAGAAATGAGAGCTACAACTGAAGCAGCATCATCTTTAGGAGAAGCATTTGGTGCTCAATCGGAAGCAATGAAGGGTGTTGGTGAGGGATCTAGAATGGTATATGCTGGTATAGAGTTAATGAATGGAGCTTTATTAGAATTAGGTAAAACTATATTATTAAATCCTTTATTTTTATTAGCGGGTGTTATAGCTGGAACGGTTTTAGCTATAAAATCAATGAATGATGCTAATAAAGAAATGGCTAAAGAGGTTGATGAAGTATCAGAATCAATTGAAAATTATGTTGATGAAGTTCGTCATATGGATGATGCGGCAGCAGCTGCGGCAGACGCCTTAAAAGTATCATTAGGTAAATTATCAAAAGCTCAAGCTGAAAGAAATAAAATTAATAGAGAAGCTAATAATAAAGAAACAGAGGAAGGTAAAAAGTATGCTAAGGAATTAGCAAAGGCTTTGGTTGAATTAGATTTAGTTAGGGCTAAATTCGGTGGAGCTGGTTATCATATGACTAAAGAGGATTATGAAACATTACATAAAAATGAAAAGGCGGTTGAAGATGCTGAGAAAGCTCATACACAAGCAATAGTTGATATATATTCAGAAAGTAGAGATGCGAAAGCATTAGTTGATAATGAAGAGAAGAAGGAAAATGAAAAGAAATTAAAAGAAGCTAATAAAAAGGCTATTGAAGAAACTAAAAAAAGGTATGAAAAGGAATTAAAGGATTATAAAACCCATCTTAAAGTCGTTGTTGAAACCACTAAAGAAGGAACCGTTGATAGATTACAAGCTGAGGAAAAGGCATTAGATGATGAAAATCAATACCTTAAAGATCATTCTAAACAATTGATTTCAAGTGGTATAATGACTCAAGATGAAATCACTCTTAACATTGAAGAGAATATTAATAAAAGAGATAAAATAGAAAAGGATTATCAAGAAAAGAATTCAAAAGATAATTATGATTATTATAAAAATATAGCTAAGGATTATAATGATGCTCAAAAGAAGAAGTTAGAAGATCTTAAAAAACATTACGAAGATTTACTTAAAGAGGATGAGAAAAGGGTTAAGTCATTAAAGGATATTAAAGATAAAACTTTTCAAAATGTTCAAGATGAAGCAGATGCTGAAACTAAATTAGAAAATGATAAATATAATGAATTGGTAGCGTTAGGTCAAGCAACCGAAGAAGCTACATTGGCTCATCAACAAACATTAACTAATATACAAAAAGACGCTACAGCTGAAAGAGTTAAAATTATGGATAGTGAAATGGCTGCTGCCACTTCATTTATATCAGGTTTATCCTCATTAGGTCAAACATTAGCATCTAACTCAAAAGAAGCGGCTGAAATTCAAAAAGACGCAGCACTTGTTCAAATAGGAATAGATGAAGCAAAGGCTATATCAGCATTGATAGCAGCCTCAAATGGTAACCCATTAAATTTATTAACAGGTGGTGCGGCGGGTATAGTTCAATTCGCTACTGGTTTTGCTTCAATAACTTCTGGTATATTAAAGGCTAAACAATTATTAAACACTGATGCTGGTGGTTCAACTACAAACACTTCATCTATATCAAAACCAACAAGTTCAGCACCAACTTCAGCACCACAATTCACAGCACCACAATTCTTTGGATTAGGTCAAGGCTCACCACAAGCTTCTCAATCTCAACAACAACCAACAATTGTAGTTGGAGTGGATCAAATAACGAAAGTAACAAAACAAGTAAATGTAATACAAAACGCTTCTTCCTATGGATTAAGTAACGCATCTTAAAAAAATAAAAATAAAAATATGAAAAAAGTGTTCCCAAACGCTGAACTTCCAGTTTATGAAATAATTTGTTCAGAAGATATAAATGATCCAACTGGGATTAGATTATTATCTATTGTAGCAGAGCCAGCTGTTGAAGAAAAGGCATTAATGTTTAGTGAAAATGATTTAAAAGATTATTCATTTAAAACAGATACAGAAAAACAAATCCTAGTTGGACCAGCAATGATAGCTAACAAAAAGATTTTAAGAAGAGATGATGAAGGTAATAAATATTTTGTTGTTTTTAAACCTGAAACCATTGAATTAATGATGAATAAATTTATGAAAGGAGATAATAACCATTCTATTAATGTTGATCATTCAAATCAAATGGTTAATGCGTATATCCAACAATCTTGGATAGTAGAAGATCCATATATGGATAAATCTAAAAAGTTAGGTTATAATCTTCCAGTAGGAAGTTGGATGGTTCAAGTTAAAATAGATGATAAAAACTTTTGGGATCAAGAAGTTAAAGAAGCGGGGAAATTTGGCTTCTCAATCGAAGGATTAATGGGGGAAAGACCATTAGAAATGAGTAAAGTTGATGATGAATTAACTATCATAGATGGAATTATTGATGAATTATTTAAAGATTTAGGAATATAAAAGACTAAAAAAAAATCAATTATCCTATTATATATTAGGACTAAAAATTAAATTAAATTATGAATAAAAATAATGAAATTAAAACAATTAAAGACGCATTGAAAAGATTACTTTTTAATGATACTAAAAAATTCCAAGATATTCCTGTAAAGGACGGATCCAAGTTGGTTATAGCTGATGGTGCTGAATTAGCCACAGGTGTCGAAATCTATTCATTAGATGAAAATGGAAATCAAATTCCAGCCGAAGATGGATCTGTAGAATTGGCAGATGGTAGAACTATCGTTATTAAAAATGGTTTAGTAGATAGTATATCAGAAGCATCTGAAAACCCTGGTGAAGATAGCCCACAAGATGACGCTAACATATCAGACCCAACAGATGTTAAAAATGATGTGACATCAGGAGCAGCACCTAGTGGTGGAGAAGATGCTTCACTAGAATCAAGAGTATCAGCAATTGAAAATCAATTAGCACAAATCCTTGAACTTTTACAAGGAATGGAAAACACTCAAGAAGTGGCAATGAATAAAGCATTTGATAAATTAAAATCAGCACCAGCGGTTGAATCAATTAAAGATACACCAGTTGTTGATACTAAAGTTGAAATGAAACTTTCAGTTGAAACTAGAAAAGATAAATCATTATCTTTTGAAAAGAAAGAATTTTTAAATGAAGTTGTTGCTAAAAGAAAAGAACTTTCAAATAAAAAAGCTGAAATGGGTATCTCTGGTTTAAATCCAGAAGGTAAAGGTTCATTGAAAAACGCAATGGCAGCAATTAAAAATAGAAAAAAGTAAATATGTTTATAGTAGATTTAACAAAATATGTGGATCAACTAGGATAAACAAAAAAAAATAAATAAATAAATATGGCTAGTTCAATAGTAGAAAATTTGAATAAGTATCTTGATCAACTTGGCACTCCAATTTTGAGAGAAGCTGTTTTAGCAGGTACAACATTCACAGCACCTAACCCTATCACTAAAATTGATGGAGTTAAGTATCAACACCAAATCAACTTAATCACTTCAACCCCATTGGTTCAAGTAGATGGTTGCGCACCAAATGGAAGCACAATAACAGCGACTGGATCTGTAACATTATCAGGTCAAGTTTTACAAGTATGTCCTCTTCAATTCTTAGAGAGCGTATGTAATAAAGACCTTGAACAATATTGGACTGGTATGTTAATGCCACTTGGTTCATACATCGAAGAGCTATCTCCAAAGGAATTAGCAACAGTTTATTTGGCTGATAAAGTTGATAAAATCGCAGCATTCCTTGATGATATTTTCTGGGTTGGTTGCTCTTCAGTTCCAGGAACATATTCAGTAGATCCAAATATGGCTTATTGTAATGGATTGCTTTACGCACTTGATTACACTAACGCTTCTTCAGTTCTAACTTTAGGTACTGCGTCAGGTGCTATCACAGCTGCTAACGCAATTGCTGTTGTAGATGCGATGGTTCAAAAGTTAATAACTTCAGCACCACAAACTTTAACACAACCTGATTTAACATTATTCGTGTCATATCAGACCTTCCAAAACATTCTAACTGCTTGGAGAAACTTTAATGGTTTCCATATTGAAGTTGGTCAATCTGATGAAAACACAGTAACCGCTAATCAATATTTCATTTACCCTGGCACTCAAATCCTTGTTAAAGCAACAAGAGGTTTAAATGCTACACCTAATAAAATCGTTCTTACTTACGCTAAGAATTTAGTAATGGGTAATGATAGTCCAACTGATAGCTCAGCAGCACAAGTATGGTGGGAGAATTTAACACAAACTATGTGGTATAGATCAGCGTTCAAAATTGGAGCGCAAGTTGCTTATCCTCAATATATAGTTTATAAAAACATATAACACCAAACAAAAATGGTGAGGGTGGGTATTAATCAGATTAATCCCCACCCAACATCCATATAAAAAACAATAAAAATAACTATGAGTTGTTCTTTAACACAAGACATTTTATTAGGTTGTAAAGATATTGGTGGTATAGATACTATATATTTAGGAACTTGGAATGGAACCTCTATGACATTCGCTTTTGATGGTGCTACACCTTCATATATTGATAGTTTCGGCGGAGCTACTGTTTCCTTTTATCAAATTCAACAACAACCATCAACAGCTGAATTTACACATCCAGCATCTGTTAATACTCAAAATAACACAATTGGTTATTCTCAAACTTTAACATTCAAGATTTATTCTATGAATGCTGGAACTGCGAATACATTAAAAACAATTGGTCAAGGAGTTTTCAGAGCTATGTTTAGAACCAGATCGGGTAGATACTTTATGATAGGTGTCAATGGTCAAGCAACACTTCAAACCTTAGATGGTGGAAGTGGTGTTGGATTATCTGATTTAAATGGAGCTACATTAACAATTATGGCTGAAGATATTTATCCATATTATGAAGTGCTTCCATCAGCAGCATTAGGTTTAATCGCTTAATAAAATATGAAATGAAAAAGAGAGCCCGCTATAAAGTGGGCTTTTTTTTTAATATAATGAAAAAAAAAGTCAAAAAATCTATTATATAATAGATATGAAATTAAAGATAAGAGAAAAACATTTAGATAAAGCCCTATGGGACCCATTTACTAAACAGTCAATTCATTTAAGGTTCCTTCCTGAAAGTAAATATGAATTTTATTACAATAAAGGATTTGATCATTTATTTGAAATTATTGAAGATGAAATTGGATCAGGTGGTCAAATTAAATATAGTTATAAAAAATTTCCAAAAGAAAATGATAGTGATAGGAATAACAACATCGACTGAAGTTTGTTTAAATTTAACAAATAGACTGTCAGCTACATCTTCATTCACTTGGGTTTTAAATGATAAACAAACATTTAATAGTTATCAATTTANTTTTCCAGATANAAGTAATGTAATTTATTATAGTTTATTTAATTTTAATAATTCAACATTAGGATTACCACCTTCACAATATAATTATACATTATATGAAACATCTGTTGCTAATGATTTAACAACAATGTTAGATGTGGTTCATAATGGATTACTAACAATATCAGCAACATATACACCACCAATAACATATAACTCAAATGATGGATTAACATTTTCAAGTTATACAAATTTAAATAGATAAAATTATGGAAGATAAAAACAATAAATTTAAAGTTAGATTAATAAACCACCAAATGAGTGGTGATGTTCCTCAATATTCTGAAAAGGTTAATAAAACAAAAGGTTTAGTTAGCTACGGAGATGACAACTTATATCCTGATTTTCTATTAGGTTTATTAGCAAGATCATCAACACATAGAGCAATTGTTAAAACAAAATCACAATTAATCGGTGGTAATGGAATTAATAAACAAGGATTAAGTAATGAAGCTTTAAAGTTTATATCAAATCCTTGGAATGAATATGATTTAGAAGAGATAGTTGCTAGAATATCTTTAGATTTAGAAATTTATGGAGCATTTGCTTTAAATATTATATGGACTAAAGATAGAACAAGAATAGCGGAGATTAATTATATCAATCCACAAACTTTAAGAATCAAAGAACCAGATCCAGATTCCCCAACCACACAAGAATATATTATAAATAAAAACTGGAAGAAATATGAAGTTAAAAATTCAGTTGTTTATCCTGGTTTTTCAAGAGTTAATATTAAAAATCCTTCACAAATACTTTATGTTAAAGAATATCAAGCTGGTAGATACTTTTATGGAGAACCAAGTTATGTTAGTAATGTAAAATCAATTATGTGTGATTATTCTATTGCTAATTATCATTACAATAATATTGAAAATGGGTTCGCTTTATCAACTTTAATTAATTTTGTTGGAAATGTTCCTATTGATGAAGAAATTGATATGGAATTAGCTAGATTAGATCAACAATTTAGAGGATCAAATAATGCTGGAGGACCAATGGTTACTTTCTCTCAAACAAAAGATGAAGCACCTATCGTTACAGTAATGGATAGTCAAAAGAATGGTGAAAATTTTATTAAATTAGATGAAACTATTGTTAGTAAAATAATGACAGCACACCAAGTTGTTAGCCCTAATTTATTTGGTATCCCAACACCTGGTGCTTTATCATCTAAGAATGAAATGATTCAAGCAATGAAGCTTTTACAAGCACAATATATTACACCTAAGCAAAACTTAATCGAAAAAACATTAAATAGATTAGCTAGAATAAATGGAATAACAGAAAATATTACATTATCAAAATATGAATTAGATGTCGAAGTTGATGTGTCAATAGCAGATTTATTATCAGTTTTAACAGCTAATATAACACCCGCACAAAAGATGGCTGTTTTAGTGGCAGCTGGTTATTCAGAAGATGAAGCAAAATCTATTGTTGGGGATGGTAAAGAACCTGAACCAACAGCTCCATTAACACCACCAGCACCTG